GAACTTAACGCACATGAAAGAGAGTGCGCTATTCGTTATGAGTATATTGAAAAAAGACTTAACGAAGGTTCTGCAAAGTTTAAAAGACTCGAAATGCTTCTGTGGGGAGTTTACCCGTTTATAATCGGATCAATAGTTTTAACTAAATTTCTATAGGAGGACCCAGTGCCTCTACAAAAGCTTTTATTTAGACCCGGAATTAATAAAGAAGGAACTTCGTACTCTAACGAAGGCGGATGGTTTAATTCTAATTTAATACGTTTTCGTAAAGACTTACCAGAAAAAATAGGAGGGTGGACTAAAGCTACTTCCGATTATTTTCAATCTTCAGGTAGAGCGCTTCATGCTTGGGTCGATTTAGCGGGCACGCGATATTTAGGGTTAGGCACTACTTGGAAATATTACGTAATAGATGGTAATACTTTCTACGATATAACCCCTATACGAGCAACTACAACTAACGGTATTGTTTTTGCGGCTACTGATGGTAGTGCAACTATTACAGCAACTGATTCAGCTCATGGAGCAGTTACTGGAGATTTTGTAACTCTTGCAGGAGCTGTTTCGTTAGGAGGAGCTATTACAGCAGCGGTATTAAATCAAGAGTATCAAGTTGTGTCTGTTCCTACTGCAAACACCTTTACATTTACAGCTACCGCTACAGCAAATAGTAGCGATTCAGGAAATGGCGGATCAGCCGCAGACGCAGTTTATCAGATTAATGTAGGACTAGACGTATATGTTCCTTCAACAGGTTGGGGATCCGATTATTGGGGAGCGGGCACTTTTGGTAGTGTTTCTGCTTTAGACGCTACAAATCAATTACGTATCTGGTCTCACTCAAATTTTGGAGAAGACTTACTTATAAATGCTCGTGGAGCAGGTATTTTTTATTGGGATGAAAGTGATGGAGTAAGTACAAGAGCGGTAGCTTTATCTGCGCTTACAGGAGCAAACCTTACTCCTACGGTAGCTTTACAAGTTATGGTGTCTGATATTGATAGACATGTTATTTGTTTTGGGGCTGATCCTTTAAACGATGGAGAAACGGCTAGAACAGGCGCGATAGACCCCATGTTTATTGCTTGGAGTGATCAAGAAAAAGCAGAAGAATGGGAACCGTTACCTACTAATACTGCAGGTTCTTTTAGACTTTCAGCAGGCTCTGCTATCGTAGGAGCTGTTAGAGCTAGACAAGAAATGTTAATATGGACGGACACTTCGCTATACTCAATGGTTTTTGTTGGCCAGCCTTTTACTTTTTCAATTAACTTAGTTAATGAAGGTGTTGGGTTGGTTGGACCTAATGCGGTAATTAACACACCGGGTGGTGTGTTTTGGATGGATAAAAAAGGTTTTTATTCGTACACAGGGGAAATTAAACAACTGCCCTGTAGTGTATCTAATTATGTTTTTAGTGATATAAATCAAACACAAAGCTATCAAATATTTGCTTTTGTAAATAAAGCTTTTGATGAAGTAGGTTGGTTTTATTGTTCTTTAGAAGCAACTGTTATAGACAAATACGTTACATATAATTATGTAGAAAATATTTGGATGATTGGAGAACTTTCTAGAACCTGTTGGTTAGATCAGGGCGTATTTCCTAACCCTAAAGCTACTACAACAGATACATCTTATGTAGGTGTTTTATATAATCATGAGGTTGGCGTTGATAATGACGAGTCAGCTATGACTAATGTTTTTGTAGAGTCTAGCGATTTTGATTTAGGAGAAGGAGACGATTTTCAATCAATCAGTAGAATAATACCGGATATAAAATTTACTGGAAATGCAGATACGGGGGCTAACGGTCAAACGCTAGATTTTGTTTTAAAAAGAAGGAATTTTCCAGGAGAAGAATTAACAACAGCAGTCACTAGTTCATGTACTTCAGTCACTACTAAAATAGATACAAGAGTTAGAGGGCGTCAGGCTGTTTTAAGAATACAATCTAACGATACTAACACCGCTGTTGTAGGGACAAGTTTTAGAATAGGAGCTACCCGTATAAATATAACTCCGGATGGCAAACGATAGTGGCTCGGTTATTAGAAACAAAACTTCCCGTAGCTATAGGGCCGATTAACTCAGATGTATTTAATCGTTTAGTTCGAGTACTAGAACTTAGCTTAAATAGAGTTGATGTAGGTGCTACTGTTTCTGTTAATGAAACAGAAAAAGACGTAAATCAGTTTGCTGATGGAAGTATTGTTTGGAACCGTGGCACAGACCAGTTACAACTGTGGATTGGAAAAAAATGGGTAGACCTCTACAAAGGGTCTGAAGACGGTTTAGAAGGGGTTTCTCAGTTAGGAACAGTAAGTGTTTCGACAGGAGGAGCAACAACGATAACAATAGGAACAGTAGCCACAGGTTACGGAACCGAACAGTGGTACACATAAAAAAGAATTATTATGAATATAGATAAACTAAGAAAAGAGTTAACTTTTGATGAAGGCTGTGTAGATAAAATATATCTAGATCATTTAGGGTATCCTACTTTTGGAATAGGGCATCTAGTTCTTGAAACTGATGTTGAATACAATAAAGACGTAGGAACTCCTGTTTCTGAAGAACGTATTAAAGAATGTTTTGAAAAAGATATAGAAAATGTATTTAATGATTTAAATAGAAGCATACCTTGGTGGAAAGATTTACCGGAAGACCTAACACTAGTTATAGCAAATATGTCTTTTAATCTAGGTATTACTCGGTTGTTAAAATTTAAAAAGTTTTTAACCGCACTAGAGGCTAAAAACTGGGACAACGCTGCAGTAGAGATGATGGACAGTCGTTGGGCAAAACAGGTTGGTCCACGAGCAGTTAGACTAAAAGATAGAGTTTTAAAAGGATAACCTATGAAAGGCGTTAACCACTATAGAAAAGACGGTACGGTACATAAAGGCAACAGTCATAAAATGTCTGACGGTACTTTACATACAAATAAGTCTCACACTAAAACAAGTGTGAAGTTATTTCATTTTAAGGAACTATCTAATACCGCTCAGAAAAGAGCAAGGAAGAAGTCGTAATGAAAAGAGGACTGTATGCAAACATAAACGCTCGGAAAAGGAAAGGGACTAGCCGACCTAAAAGTAAATCGACTATCTCTTCTAAAGCCTACAGTAATATGAAAGCAGGCTTTCCAAAAAAGAAAAAGAAAAAATAATGGCTAAAAAAGAAAATCCCATAAGGCGTACTACGGGTAAAGGCGGAAACTACCGAAAGACAAAAGCGGGCGCAGGGATGACTAAAAAAGGCGTAGCTGCTCACCGTAGAGCTAACCCCGGTTCTAAACTAAAAACAGCGGTTACGGGCAAAGTTAAAAAAGGCAGTAAAGCGGCTAAAAGACGTAAGTCTTATTGCGCTAGAAGTGCAGGCCAAATGAAAAAATTTCCTAAAGCTGCAAAAAATCCTAACAGTCGTTTGCGTCAAGCTAGAAAAAGGTGGAAGTGCTAATGGATAGTCTTATTAAGAAAAAATTAGAACTAGACATAGAAGTAACTCCAACTAGTTTATCGTCTAATCCGTATATGAAATGGATTCATATTGCTAAAACAATAGATGCTTATCGGATTTTTCCTAGAGCATTTGTTAGTGTTTATATCGTACTTTTATATAAAGTAGTGACTTGGTTTATGACTTTAGAAGAACCTAATCTTGAACAAGCGGGACTCGTTTCAATCGTGGTAGGTGCTATGGCAGCAGTGTTTGGAATCTATGCGGGTACGTCAGGCCAGTCAAAAAAGTTCAAAGGTGAAGACTGATGAATGAAGCCTTCTCACTGATTGGTGAGGTAGGGTTTCCCATTGCGATTGCTCTGATCGCAGGGTTTTTCATATTTCTGACCATAAAGTACATTCTTGAGAGTGTTATTGGGCAGGTAAACGGAATACACGGCATTGTTCAAGCTTTGGATAACAGGGTTAAAACGATGAACCACGACATTATTAGGCTTGATGCTACAATGTGTGCGGTGCTGGGAATTAGACCGGACCTAAATAGAATCGCTAGAGCCGATGGAAAAGAAGATGCTAGGCGTGATTGATGGACGGTATTGCAACAGCGATCAACGAGTACGGGTTTCCAATCGTAGCTACGGTTGGCCTTCTGTACATGATCCACTTTATTTGGAATTTCATAACCAACAATATCAAGGCAAAACTAGCAGAGGCTAATACCACACTGATTGCTTTGATTGATCGAATCCGGATGCTCGATAACGACATTATCAGGCTGCAACAGAAATTAGATACATCGATTGAACTTAGGGAGCAAAAGAATGAAAAATTGGCTGATAGCGATTAGTTTACTAGCGGCTCCAGCTTTA